CCATCTTTTGTCCTCTTTGAAATTCCTCATATACATTATTTAGTGGGTTTTCTGAAAGGTCAAATCCCATTAAATAAATCTCTGATGCACCATGTTGACACGCAAGATGTATAGCAGTTGTACCAGAACTCCATTCTCTTGGAATATCTATATCCCTTACCATATCTCTTTCATCAATCCAAGTGATGTACAATCCTTTGTTTGGTTCTTGTTGTTTTCCATTGATTACACAATGTTGTCTATTTCCTCTTTTATTTTCAACGATATTAGTATACTCATACATATGTCTTATCGTATCGTGAAAATGTTGTGGTAACTTATTCCAATCTGCAAACCAACATTTATTCTCATGTGCATATCCAGACTCGTATATCAAGTGTTGCACATGATAGTCTACAACAACTAGATTGTCAACCTTTACATCATTAAAGATTCTGTTACAACCCCATGTAACAACATTATCAAGTTTTTCATTCACATTCCATTTCTGGCGTGACTTTCCGTTGCCGTAGACTATCGTTCTCATTAGTTCTTATGTTTCGGTGTGTACCTTCTTGGTGAATACCCTTTAGGCCAAGATGGTTGACGAGATGCAAGTTTCTTACATCTTTCTGTAAGTTCGTCATTCTTCTTTTGCAGTTCTGCACAGTCGTATTGCAAAACCTTAATCTCATTTCTGAGTTGGTCTATAATTATTTTGTCAGGCATTTCCATACCATTACTCCATTGTTGTTAACTTTATAACTACCATCTTACACGAATCATGTGGATATGTCAAGAACTTTTTGTAATTTTCTATAAGTTTTTTTACATCAGGCCACATAATATCATCACTCATTTTCTTATCCCACTTAGAACTGTAGTCAAAGATACCATCTAGTATCACCATAGTTTCAAGTGATATTCTTTTACCAAGATATTCTTTGAGAAGTTTAGGGTGAGAGTTTTCTGGAACACTTAATATCTCTAGACTTGCATTTTTGAATAGAATACTTGCTTCGTTCTCAAATAAGGTTTCTAACCTTGACATTCTATCTTTCCACTTATTGTAATTCTCATCAGAAAAATTACCTATCCAACCTTTATTTTCTACTATAAAATTAGCAAGTAAATAATCTTGTACTTCATCTTTATATTTCTTTGATATCCTAACAAAAAAATGTCTGTCTTTTCTTTTCCAGAATGAGTCTCTGGACACTTTAGTTTTACCACCAAACTTTACAAAATCATAATCACCTTTACTGAAGTGAGCCTTCATTGCACAATACATCAAGTATACATCAATCGGTTGCACTAGTCTTTGAAACCCTCACCTTTTAAAAAATGGTGTAGTCTGTGTGTAAAGATAGTCCATACCAGACCTATCAATGTATCTGTTGTATAAGTTCCAGATGGACAATTGTGTATCCACTCTGTTCTCATATTGGTAACTTTGCTTGGTTGGGTAGATAGTTCAAATCTCTTGCGTTTGCTTCTATCTTATCTTTTAGACTTTTTGATACAAGTCTTGCAACTGTTTCTGGTTCTATGTTCTTTACTTTGCAGTATTCAACTATTGCATCCATGTGTGTTAGGTTTTTGTCTTGGGCCATCTTCTCAACTTCAAGTGAAAACGTCTTTGTATTTTGCATAATAACTCCATTGTTTATAAGATGTGGGGTTAACCATGACCCCACACGCACTTATTAAGTAGTGACCCTTTGGATCTAATGTCCATCAATGATCTTACCGATTTTTTTCAACCGAACCTATTTGCATAGGCATCATTAATTTGTGTCGGTAGGACTTGGGTACACCTACAACTGAGAAACCAAGATACCATTCTTGTTATATTCCCAGAACCTAGTTCCAATCGGTAGATTGATGTGACACAGCGTGTTTCCACTACCATGCCTGAGTACCACCTCTAACTAGTCAAGTTCACATCTCTTGGTGAGAAGTTCTTCCTTGCACGACACTATTTTCGCCCGTCAGCGAAACTCTGAAACTGTGATGATGTTTCTGTTTCCAAGTACACCATCAAAACTCAGTACAATTAAGCAGCTAGTGCGAAATCTACAGGTGCAAAATCATTGTTTGCATTTAGAAAATTGACCAATAACGCAGTCATCCGATAGTTCTCCACTTTTCTATTTAACGTCAGTCGATCCTATTTCACCCCCATCATAAACACTCTCAAGCAGTGATTCAATATCTCATCTAAGAGTGTTTATGGTGGAGGTGTTGGGTATTGCACCCAAGTCCTGTCCATTTTTCAATCCGTTTCAACAAACTATACTCTATTTATACCATGATTCGTTTGAAATGTCAAGACCTAAACTGAAAAACTTGTACCACATCCACATGAAGAATGGGCGTTAGGATTCTTAACTGTAAGATATGAACCACCAAATTCTTTTATGTAGTCCACTGTGCAACCAAGTACAAACATCTCAGCCATCTTATCTAACACTAACACATCATCTATTAGAGAACCTTTCTCTACATCATCTACCATATCCCACTTATATTCAAAACCAGCACAACCACCACCTTTTACAGATAAGTGTGCATACTTCTTTCCACCATCATCTACCATACTCTTTAGGTAGTCTTTTGCTGTTTCGGTTAGTGTTATCATGTGCCTTTGTTCTCTATGTCAGTCTCTAATACTTTTTTTAATACCTCACCAGAAATACAATATGCTTTATCTGGTTGTAGTCTACCTTGAAAGCTCTTATATGCAGCCTGAAAGTATTTAGACGGATTTGATTTCAATCTATCCACACAAACTTGTTTTGTTTCATATGGTTTTTCAAATGCAAACATATCAGTTCCAAACTGTTGTGAATTTGGAGTCATCATCGTGACAATTATAAAAAACTTATCTAACATTAAACTCCTTTATTACTTCCTCTAACATAGGTAGATAATCATGTTTCTTTTTAATAAACTCTTGTACCGAACCATCCTCAGTAACAACCAGAATAACAATCTGTTCAATTGGTTTTCCAGTTCGTTCTTCAAACATCTCTGCATATGCAGATGCTTGTATATAATAGTTTTCATTCCAATCATCATTTCGTTCTTTAGAAGAAGTCTTGAAATCTATGATGGAAAGTTCTCCATTATACTCTGCAATACAATCTACTCGTCCAGCAACTTTGTATTTATCTGAGTATAACCCACACTCTTGAGCATGAATATTGTCAACATTAACCAGAGTTTCTTTTGCGAGTTGGTTGAAGAGACAGTAGGGGAGAAATTTCTTTTTGTGTTTTTCTTCATCAAAGTCATTGTTTAAATAATCCTCACACATATGATGAACGGCAGTTCCACGAGCCGCAGCTGTTCTTGCAACATAGTTTGCGACTTCATCTCCGACTCGTTTACGCCATTCAAATAATCCTTTTTTATTCCTTACAGATAAAACTGTAGTAATAGATGGATACAGTTCACCCTCTGGAGTTTCATAGAACCTTTTCTTGTCTATGGTTTTGGTATTTAGGTCTTCAAGTTCAATTGGTACATGACAAAATGTTTTCATATTACATCATCTCTAATGCGGCTTTAGTAGTCTCTTTATTTCTTCGAGTCCACCCTTTACCGAAAGTTTTAAAGTGTTTTAGTTTCTTGTAGTATGCAAGTCTGTTTTTCTGGTATTTTTCGATTGCACCCTTTAAAGTATTCATACCGACATAGTGTTCTACTTTAGCAAGAGTTGCAGGCCCAATTGCACCATCTGCTGTTGCACCTACCATTGATTGGAGATACTTTGCAGCTCTACCTGTTCCAGCGTTCACTCCAAAATCAAAACAACAAAGGTCAAGACCAGATGGTAGTTGATTTCCCTTGACACGATTCCAGTAGTTTTTCTCATAGATTGGTGCAACGTCTGATACTTGAAGTGCCTTCATCATATCTAAGGTTACTTTTCTACCAATCCACTCTTGATAAACTCTTAAAGTTACACCTAAATTAGTGGCGCCGCCTGGGTCGGCTGGGTGATTTACATAACCACCTTCATGGTGTAAAATCATTTCTAAACAATGTTGATAATTTTCTCTCATTGGTCTTCCTCTCTTTTATTGACACTAGCATTAAATGCTATTACTATTCTATCTTCAGTTCCTTTATATAAAGCCTGATAGTGACTTAGATAAGATGGAAACAAAAATAACATTCCATCTTTTGGTTTTATTCTTATTGTACTCATGTTATTTAGGAATAAATTCCCACGATCTATATATGTGGGTTTCACTGGATTTTCAAATACTGTATGACCACTATCATCATTCCCAGACTTTAGGTAATATACACCACACCAACTACAACAAGGATGTATGTGTGGTTCGTGCATACCATTAGTTTTTGTTATGTGATACCAACTTTCATTGTATTTGATATCATAGTCTATCTTTTCCATTTGAATTGTGTTAACTGTTTTTGTTATACACTCATCAATCCATTTTTTAGCGTCCTCTACTATACGAGCATTTCCATATAAAAAATCAAACTTGGACTCAACCAGATTATGTTTTATATTAACTGCAACATCTGACTCAATACCTTTTGTTTCTCTAGACAGAATTACTGCACTTAAAACTTCACTGAGTTCTGTATTTTCATAATGAGCTACAGGAGTCTGAAAGATTGC